CGGGTAATGTGCTACGAATGCTGTTGCTGCTGGGTGACTAACTCCGTTCGGCTGTATCGTATCTGAGTCTCGTATCGGTAGTATCATCTTCGGTAATTGGTACTCGAAGGTAGTTAATTCACGGCTAAGTGCGACAGTGTCACCATTGATGCCGATGTACCAGTATAGCATACCAGTTCCATCAGGGTTGATGGTAGGCTTTAGCTTAACGAGATCGTGCGCTATCACCTCCCTATACTCACGAATGTGGATGAGGGTATCGGAGGTAAACCAAGAGCCGTTATCGTTATACACCGTATCTCTATACATCAGTTGCATCGTTACCTCCTTTCTTGTAGTTGCCTATGTACCGAAACAGCCCGATAAAGTCGAATGTGTTATTGATAAACCCACCAGCAACAAGCAGAATAAGCCCGAATACTGCTTTCTCCTGCGTTATCTGATCGAAGTACCATAGATATAAGGTAGCGAGTATTGCAACGCTGCCGAACGTCTCTTTCCAGTTCTTGCCGATGGCAATAAGTACACGCAACCAACGAGGGTAATCAGGATTCATAGGTGCGAAGGTAGTGTTAATGAGAGCCAACATAGTACATGAAGTTCGAGTCAGCCACGGTACGTCCGAGAATATCAAATCCCTGCCCCTGATTAACCGGATAAGGTACTTCGCAATACACGATATCCGAAACGTGAACACCGCCGTTAACGTCATGCTCTCGGATGGCGAAGTAATTCATCCCACCACGGGAGAAAGGAATGCAGACGTTGTAATTACTTTCGGTTGATTTTGTCTCTACTTCCGGCAGTACGTTTATTAATGCCGTCCAGTTGATGGCATCCGTTGAGGTGATTACCTCGTACTTCTTTGTGCCAGCGTTTGAGCAAGTCATAAACCGAATCTTAATGCTCCCGTCAGCGTGATACGCATAGATTCCGCACCATTGAACAGCAAGCCCACCAGCGAGGACCGTATACGGGCAGAAGTTGTCAATGAGTGCTGCCTGTATCGTGTAGCATACGGTGATGGTATCGCTCCCTGCTGGTATCAGAGTGCCGTTCTCAATGAATACACACGCTGAATTGTACTGTTTTACCGCTGTGACGTACGCTGGCTGTCCGCTTGGGGATGAATAGCTGAATGCTGCAAGCTGCCCTTGGTTCGTTCTTGCTACCTTCACGCAGATAGTGGTGTCTCTGATGATTCCTGAGATACATTGGTCGGCAAAGTACAGCCCAAAGAAGGACGGCAGGGCTAGATATGGACGAGCGAACCTATCGGTCGTGCATTGAGCCGATGCGGTGACGGTGAGCAACAAAAAAAGGAGGGTTTTCATGCCTCCTTTACGTTCAAATTCCTGTTAAGTTACTTGGTGAAGTACAACTCTGCCTCTGCCTTACGTCTTCTGACAAGTCCTTCCAGCTTCACCCCTCCAGCGTTCACCCATTTCATAAACTCGATAGTGATAGACGGGTCGTTTGGGTTAGCTTTTACCTTTTTCAGTAGCGTTGACTTGGCGAGTGCTGCCGTGCCGAGATTAAAGGCAAAAGAAACGAGAGCGTTGAACTGGTTAGTCGTTATCTGAGTGCCGTTAACGAGTGCTGTTACGTTATTCTCGAAGGGTTTAACGGTAACAGCCAGTAATGCCTCCGCTTCTGCTGCATCTTTCAGCTTATCGCCCATCTTTACCTTGGTCTTGTCAGGGTAGTAAGTCGAACCGTAGCCGATTGTAGGTACTCCAGCAGGGCAGAGGTAAGCACCGAGTCTGATCCCTTCAAACGTCTTGATTAGATTGATTCCTTTGCTGTCTATTCTCATATCAATGCTCGTAGCAGAAGTTAAGGATGGAGTGTATGATGCTCATTAGACAAGCGAGTACTGATGGTTGAGTTGAATTATTACAGCGGCATTTGCTATCGTATCTATTGTTATTGAAATCAATTTAGTACCCGATTCGCTTTCTATTGAAATGGAAGTTATATCAGATAAATTTGTTTCAAATACAGACCATGTACCTCGTACGCTTTTATCATCAGCGAAGTCAGTATCTCTTAATATCGCTGTTGATACGTTGAATGTTTCTGTGGTTTGTAAAGTGTCCATTGCGCAGCTTACATCAAACGCTTCAGTCACAATATCGTCCACTCGCGTGTAATATGACGGGCCGGATGGAATTGTCACCGTTGCCGCCCCTGCTACGTTGGAAATCACCGGTGTCCATGTGCCGGATGTAGGGATAGCCAGCAACGACTTCTCCATGTACTTAGTCGTTCCTGTCGCAGCTTCTGACGTATCGCTTACGTCAACGTAAGGGATTAAATCATTGTCTGATAATACTGTCCCCGCTGGGAGTGCTGAAATCTTTAATCCTGCCATGATTATTCTATGTTAGTTGTTATTAATGTGAAACCACTTGAATTGAATGACCCATCCTCATTCGGGGTATAGGTGTATTTATCGGGTGAATAATCAATAGGGGCTTCAAAAGTATCGTCTCCTGTACATTCGTTGCCCCAAGCAAGCACTTCGTCATTAACTATTTGTACTCTCATGAATTGTAGTAGATTAATCCAACATTATTTGCTCCTGCGGAACGACCAACAATAAAGGCTCGTTTATTCAGAGAATCTAAATGAATCCTCCCTGCTGCTGAACTACCGTTAACGCTGGTAGGCATCGTGAACAATGAATATTTCGTTGTCATATCGTAGACTTGAAATGCAAGCTGTGTCGTTCCAGTTGTAGCTATTGTTGTTATTATGTAATTCGATGCTTCATCAACAACAACATCTTGAACACCCAATACACTTGATATTGTGTTAGCAACAGCAAATGTAGTAGCCGTTAAAACAGAGAGGACAATTATATTAACATTCCCATTATTCGCAATTACATACTGATCCAACGATGAAATGTATCTTATTGACCTTGCTCCGCTGATAGATGTTGAAGGATTTGCCGTTATTGTTGTGATTGCATTAGTTGACGGGTCGAATATTGCAACACCTCCGTTGCCTGATACTACTATTTTCCCATTCTGAAGGCTTGCTACATTTGAATTTAAGGCAATACCAACAGGAAAGGCGGGCATCCCTGTCGTTATGGTAGCACTAATCGTATTAGTAGATGGATTCAGCACTAGCATTGAGCCTGTCGCATTAGAACAAGGGATAAATATTTTGGTTGACGAATACTCAATAGCATCGTTTCCATTTGCCGTTGCCCCTGCAATAGTGCCGAGTGATGAATTTGTTGAAGTAGATATCCTGTTGAGAGTGGTTAATGTATTTGAAGTGATATACACCTCTCCGCTTGTTGGCGAATAGAATGGGAGCAGCGCACCTGTATTGGCTACCGTAGAAAGTAATTGACCTGTTGTGGCATTGAATATTGTAACGGTATTACTGCTATTGTTGCACACATAGAGTTTATCAACGGAAGAAACATACAGTACTCCAAGTTGATTAATCGTAGTGAGGTACATCGCCTTTGCCCAAGCAAGAGGAGAGTTACCAACCGATACTTTATTATTGAATGTGATCCAGTCGGCTGAACTTAATGCACCTCTATTCACAGCTGATGCCGTTGGTAGGTTAAAGGTATGAATATCGGTAACCGAAGATATAGCGAAGTCTGTTCCGGCTGTTCCTACTGCGAGGTACTGCGTGTTGGCAGTTAGCCCATTTAACGCTGCTATACCCCCTGCAAAGTTTGTTATCACTTGGCATAGGTGGCTATCCTGCGTGTGCATGGTGATTGTCCTACCTCCTACTGAGTTGACGATGTACACCCGAAGTGCAAGCCTATCCGTTACCAGTAGCGTTGTCTGTGGGATGGCAAGTGAAGTCAGATAAAGGTCAATGCTTGTGCCTCCTGTTATGTTCTCAGGTACTGCTGAACTATTGGCTATCGTAGTGAATGTGCTTCCGTTATACTTGAGCAACTCAACATAGAAAGCAGGAGTACCACCTGAGGAGGAAGCAGACATGAATATCTCGAAGTTCCAATTTCCTGCTGGTATCTCCAATCGGTTCGGATCGTTAGCATCTGTCAGCCATTGTGTTATGAGTCCGTTTCCTGCCTTGCTGAAGTCTACCCCCGTTCCGATAACAGCCGTTTGGCTCATCTGAAAGTAGGTAGCTACTGAAGCAGCAGTACCGCCGTTGAGGTAGTAGCTGACAGCAGAGCCACCGCTTGCGTTGCTTGGTAGCGTTGCGAGTTGACCATCACCCCTGATGTACTGTGAAGCTACACCAGCAGCCGTGATGGCGATAGCTGGTGTGGTGGTTGGGTTGGTAACCGTAACCGATAATGCAACAGGAACGGTAGCCGATACCGAAGTGACAGTACCAGCGTTCAATGTTGGCTTGTTTAGAATCTCAGCTACACCGCTTACCGCATTCCAGTCTGAGTTGACTTGGGCAGCAGGGATAGTAGGCTTATTCTGTATGAAGTCGAGAGCAGCATTGTTCGCCTGTGTCCAATCGGATTGAATCTGTGCTGCTGGTATCGTTGGCTTGTTAAGTATCTCGCCCAATCCACTCGCAGCGTTCCAATCAGATTGCACCTGATTAATGTTTACGTGAACATCGCCCGGTGCATTAAGTGTAGCATTGACAGCGTTACCAATGAAATCAATATTAGTAGCTGCATTCGTTAATGTTACACCCTCGTTCTGTATTCTGATAGAGCCACCACCACCGCCACCGATGGCAACAAGTGGATCAGCTACTGTTCCGTTTCCGGTTATCGTTACCCCATCAACAGCTACTTCAGTCAGGCACGGTGTACATGGTGCGTAGTTTGGTGGTAATGGTATCTCACCCGTTTGGCACGTATCATAACACCCATCATCCGCACTACTCACTATCTGAACGTCAATGTCAATGCTCACACAAGCCCACTCGTAGTTCTGAGTGAGAGATTTAATCTCGTTAGCGTATCCGTTAGGTATCACCTCGTAAGACATCACCCCGATAGAAGCCTTGAAGCCGAAGTCCATACCCGAAGTCAGCTTGAACACCCGTGAGGCAATCCAATCTTGAGCATCTTCTGAGTCGCACGGTAGGTGTGACTTGCGGACAACAGCGTAAGCCGTCAGAGGGAAGGTTGTTTGATACATCTTCTTACACCCTGAAACCTTGAGAGAGTCAATGATGCTGATGTTAACCTTGCCTCTTTTCGCCCAGAAGATTGTTCCCTGCTTGGCATCGAAGTTGGTTACTACCTCACCCTGTCCGTCACCGATGTAGTGAATCCATGCCTTGTCGTTCCCGTTGGCATTAAGCTCACACAGACCGAACTGCTTATCGAAGATATTAGCAACCCCAATGCGTTGATTTAAGCGACTTATTATCTCAGATAGTAGATTCATTGCAGACCTTTGTTGAACGCTTCTGTGATGAACTCAGATAGCGATGATTCAAACTCGTTTATCTCTTCGTTAGTCGGCTCGAAGATAGCACCGTATTTCTGTTCCAAGCCCTCAACTTTACCTTCTTCTGAAGACTGAATAGTGAGCGATGCTGATAAGCCACTCTCTTGTATTGGGCTGCTCTGAAACCCGAACTTCAATGCTCCCGTTAATTGCAAAGGAAGCACCGCTGATGTCTGACTCTTTAACTGAGCGTAACCATTCGGGAAGTATAGTGATTGAATCGGTGTGCCTCGCTTACCCTTCTTGAATGAAGATGGTGCGTTCTTGACCGATGATGGTGATACGTAGATAGGAGTTGTAGAATAAGGCACGGTAGGTAGTTTATTCCCTGCTGAGTTGCTTCCTCCTGTTGTTCCCTCTCCGAAGATTCTTAGAAACATAAGCCCCTTCAAATCCTCAACAGCACGATACAATGGTATGAAGTTCGTACTCCATGCCTCCGTTATCGCTTCTGACCTCTGCTGGAACTCCTTGATTGTCATGGTAGGGCTGTGACGTATTTCATGTTGCGGTTGCAGTCGAAGCAATGACGGTCATCAGGTAGCCTCATATTCTGAAGCATGGCTGAAACTTCGTCCATGTAACGAGTCGCTGCGATGTCCCTTGCTGCTACGATACCTTCAAAAGCATCAGCAGTAGCGAATGGTTTCTTTCCTTGATTGACACTCACCGTTGTGTTTACTCGTTGATTCGGCGAGATAGTAAGAGCATAATTGTATATCTCAACTGCGGTAGCGTATGCAAGCGGTAGAGCCATCAGCCCACCGATAGAACATAACCAACCTTCACGGTCACAGTTCACGTTGTAGACCACGCTCATTCCTTGCGTGTACTTCTTAGCCGTTGAGGTAAGCACGCTCGTTCCGTCAGTCGTTAACTCAATGCCGATAGCATCTACGAACGGGCAGATATGCGATTCTTTCAATCTTCCTCCACAGTCAGTACACGCACCCTTCTTGGTGATCATCTTATACGTTGCTGCTGTCGACTCATAGACGAACGCTAAATCTAACTTCCTCCGCTTCGCCTTGTAGGTCTTGCCGATAAACTGCTCAACGCTGCCCGTAGCGTACACGAATGTACCAACCAGCTTGAGTGTTGTCATATCAAAGACCAGCACATTCACGTTGGTAGATGCAGCCGGAAGAGCGATGCTAAAGTCAGAGAGATAGAGATTCAGAAACGATGTTGAGTTTGGGTCAATCTTCAATCTGACACCTCCGTACTTGCCAGCACCGAGAGCAGCATCTATGTTGGTCGCATCAGTCAGCACCTGACCTACTCGCTTGCCATCGATAACCGTATCTGCTTTCATAGATGGCGATAGACGAGTCAGGATGTCACCCGATAGCTTCCTCCAAGCAAATGCTCGTTTATCTTCAAACAAGTCAACACCGCTCACGTACTGGTCTGTGATAAGCTGACCGAGCAGGGTGGTGTTGATGCCTAGACTATCGATGTACAGCCCTGTTGATGGCTCGGTCTGATTGCAGCCTCTTAATCCAAGTAGTGAAGTGTAGCACATAGGTCAAAGATAAATAAAAAAGGGTGAGCAGTTAGCCCACCCCTTATTCCTATACAAGTAGGTTGATGTTATTCTCCGTGGTCAAATCGCTACCGTCTT